TAAAGAATCAAGGTCAGGCTTTTAGGTTTCCCATGTTTCCACACCCAATTGCGGTACACTTTAATTGTAGCACGTAATCGCAAATATAACAATCTTTATTGACGTATTGATTAAAAAACCCCTGGATTAGCGACAGTCCAGGGGTTTTGTTTTTGACTAAATCCCCAACTGTAAAATAGTTACACAAAGATATTTTTAAAAGTTCAGTACATAAACCTGTTGACAATAAATAATGAAATAGACTATAGTAGTTATATAAACAAAAACAAGAGAGACAAGACAATGGCTACTACAACATTTTCAGTATTAATCAAACAGATGAGTAAGTTTTCCAGCTTAGAGTCCGCCAGGACTTTTTGTGACAACGCAGTTAAAATCAATATGATATTGATGGGGGATGATGGAAAATACTGGGTAGGATTACCTAAATACACAAATCAGCTTCACGCCCAAGGATATGAGTATATTAAATGAAACAACCTACGTACTACAAAACCCCTGGACTAGCGACAATCCAGGGGTTTTGTTTTTGACTAATTAAATCAGTTCTTTACTGACTGAATAACAAGTGTAGTTGTTTCGGGTAGAGCAATACCAGGGTAAGCGACACGCCAAGCATCATGAGAGTATAAATTTTTCTCAACAAATCTTGGGCATGGCACTTTTTTAATTTCCAATCCCATTTTTACGGATACTGCTTTGAGTCTGTACCACTTAAACCGAGTTTCTGAAATACCGTTAAATTTGGCTATGCGGACAATAGAAGAATAGTTGAATAACTCATCAACCGCTTCAGATAGGCACTCATTTTGTTGTTCTAAAAGGATGTTTTGTGCTTCTAGTCGTTCGTTCTCTTCTGCCAACTTTGCGGCTTCTAGCAACGCTTGAGAATAGGTTTTTGGTATTTGGTGTGCGATCGCTGTACTACCTGTTGACATCAAATTAAAAATATGTCCATCACACCACACAGCAAATTCTGGACTAATCCATCGGGCTAAGTTGATAGCTAAACTAGGATGTCCCCAAGTTCCCTGCAAACTAGGGTCTCCACCTTGCACTATTTCCGTTACCACCATTTTGTGTGAACGCTCCAAACATTGACATACTCACCTGCCTGAAGGCGAGGTGATTCTTGACGCTTCACCGACTGACGCTAACCGTTGCTAGTCTTACTCTGTCTCTGCGCCCGTTTAGAGTCGTGGCAATGCCCTGTCCCGACTTTATTTATATTTTTAGCAGCATTTTCATCTCGGTCGTGTTCAGTTCCGCAATTTAAACACTTAACCGACCGAATTTTTAAATCAAGTTTACCCCATTTGTATCCACATTTAGAGCAAATTTGACTTGTTGCTTCCCATCTACTAATAACACGGAAATCTCTATTAAACTTTTCTGCTTTACCTTCGCATAAAGTTCTAAATTGCCTCCACCCTTGTAGACTAATTGACCTGGCAAGTTTACGATTTTTAACCATGCCCGACACATTCAAATCTTCCAAAACAATAACTTGGTTTTCGCTAATAATTTTGGTGGATAATTTGTGAAGAAAGTCTTGGCGAGTATCAGTGATTTGATTATGCAGTTTCGCAATTTTAATTCGAGTTTTATGACTGCGTTTTGAGTCTTTGGGTTGCCTTGCTAGTTTTTTCTGGAGTTTACGAATCTTCCTGTCTAATTTTGAGTAATCAGGACTTTGGGCTTTTTCTCCATTACTCATTACAGCAAAAGTTTTTATTCCTAAATCAATACCGATACTTTGGTTTTTGGCATCAATATTAACGGGTTCAACTTCTACTACAAAACTCAGAAAATAGCGATTAGCGCCATCTTTGATAACTGTCACGGAACTGGGAGAAGATGGTAATTCCCTAGACCAGATTGGTTTTACATTTCCAATTTTAGCAAGGTAAACTTCATTTCCTTTAATTGAAAAACCGCCAATTCTAAACCGTGCTGATTGTTGATTTCTCTTCTTTTTGAACTTAGGTCTACCAACTTTTTTACCTTTTCGCTTACCTTTAAGAGAATCGAAAAAGTTTTTATAGGCAATGCCTAAATCTGCAACTGATTGTTGCAAAGGAATATTAGAAACCTCGGACAACCACTCTCGTTCAGCAGTTTTCTTTGCTTGAGTAATAACTAATTTTTGTAAGTCGTTGTTGCTTGGCAATTTCTCAGACTGCTTACAGAGAGCCAGAGCATCATTCCAAACCACACGAACGCAACCAAACAACTGAGCTAAACTCTGTTGCTGTTGAATTGTGGGATAGAAACGATACTGGTATCTGGCTTTCATGGTTATCCTTTGCAAATCTGTTATGATTGTATATCATATAAATATATAATGCAATGAAAAAAAGTATGTTTTTTCGATTAACCCAAGAAGAATTTACGCATCTTGAAGACTACTGCCAAGAAAATGAGAGAACCAAATCCGATGTACTTAGGGAGTTGATCAGGAAATTAAGAATCAATGAAAAGCCGTCCTAGAAGGACGGGGCTTGTATCCCAATTTTTCCGGTCAATATATTCTTTGGTTTTCTGCGCTTTCATGAAAACATCAAGTCGTTTCCCGTTGGCTTGACACATCTGGGTAAGGTTGATAAACCCGTTTTGACGGCGAGAAATTGTTTGTCCGTTATAATCAAAAACTGCTAAATTATTCATGTGACCTCGGTGTTAGGTTACTTCCCCTGCGGACTTGGTGCTGATAACACCATCCGGCGAGGGGATTACTATGTAATTATAGCACAGCTTTTAATACATTGCCAAAAAACTTACAATAACCACTGACTAATTACCGCTTGTGCTACCTTTTCCATCATGCGCGGTGGTACACTCATACCTATCATATATTTACCTATCCTTGTACTTCTGGCTTTATAATCATCTGGAAATGAGCCTAAGCGTTTATATTCTCTATAAGTTAGTTTTCTGCATACATCCCAATGCGTAAATAGTTCCGGTTTAGAACTAAGCGTGTTCGCAGGACAACTATCATTAAGCCTAATATTGTTAAAACAGGAATTACGCTTCTCTGTCTTTAATAAAAAAGTTTTGTATCCATCACCTTTGCGTGTATGCTCCCAACACTTAATATCATTGGAACTAGGACGAGTTTCTTTGATTTCATCCTGTGTAAGCACTTGCAAATCACTAGTGGCTTCTCCTGCACTAATCCATCGGTGCTTAGGTGCTAATATCAGTTTAGGCTTATGAATATCGTTGCGTAGTGCAATAAAAAATACCCGTTCTCGTCTCTGCGGTACACCACAGTCAGCAGCGTTAACTAAGAATAGTTGCGGACTATAACCAATAGCTTTGAATCTGTCAATAATGAGTTTGCAGTAACCTTTAGCATTACCTAATATCAACCCCTTGACATTTTCAGCGATCGCCACCTTGGGTTTTAGCTTTTCAACTAAGTTTAAATAGTCAAAGAACAGGTCATCAAGAACCTGTACAGCTTGACCTTCCCGAAAGTGTTTTTTCTTCCCCCAGTCCTTTTCCCTGTTCCCTGATACTGAAAAATTAGAACAAGGAGGGCTGCCATCTAATATGTCTAAATGGTAGAGTTCACTGGGCAACTGTTTCTTGATTAAGTCCTTAACTGGACACAAGAAATAATGTTGAGGATTAAGATTTAGCTGATAATGATAAGCCATTTCCGGATCAATATCATTAGCAGCAATGACATTGCAACCTGCCAGTTTATAACCCATAGAACTACCACCACCGCAACTAAAAGTAGACATCACCTTTAGTCCATTTTGGGGTATAAGCTTCAAATCTTTTAAGTACCAGGCGTGAGGATTATTCATTTTTTATCATTGTACTGAAAACCACATTTAGGACATTTGTGGTCAAATTCAAACTCATCTACATTGACTTCCTTGGTTGACGATTCTGGGCTGTAAGACTCATTGGTTTCCTCTTCTTCCTGTTCATCCAGAAAACTTAATTCTAGTTCAGTGAACCCGGTTATCTCTAAATCAAAACCGCTGCTTTGCAGAAATTCAAAATCAATCTTTAACAACTCAGGATCAAATCCAGTGTTCATGGTCAGCTTGTTGTGTGCTAACCGATATGCCACTTTTTGAGCATCTGACAGCCCAGTAACTTGAATTACAGGAATTGTACTATCACCCCGTTTCTTGGCTGCTAAAAGCCGACCGTGACCTTCTAGTATTTCACCATTCTCATCTACTGCCACCGGGTCGAGAAATGTAAATTCCTCAATAGAGTTGGCTATCTGTTCAATGTGAGAATCAGGGTGCAACTTAGCATTGTTTTCATAAGGACTTAGACGCTCAATATCCCATTCTTCAATCTGACTGCGTTTAATTTTGTTCATCAAAGTACCACTTATACGCTTTTTTCATTACACGCCGTATCATATCACGTTTATGTTCACTGAGTCCACTAAACTCAATTAATTCATTCACTTTTTCCTGGGGGATATCCCTCAGTAGTCGTCCCAAAGCAACTCCCACAAATGCAGTACCTAAAATCTCAATTCCTGTAAAATCCAATTGCACTAACTCATTACGTAGTAAGTGGTAATGAATTGCCTTGTATACAGTTTCTCCATGCTCAATAGCGATCGCGTTATATCCAGTAAAATCAAAAACTTTAAATGACTTCATCTTCACCTCCATTGCTTGGATCAATAATTTGGTAGCCTTCCCTAGATAGCTTATCAGCAGCCGCGTTGACATCAACAAAGTATTTTATTCCTCTAGTCTCATTGATAGCACTTGTTGATCGCTGTAAGGCTTGCGACCATTGATTTGTTTCGGGTGCGCTATGTAGAGAAATTGCTTTCTTTCTTTCTTCTCCTGTCAGTTCTAAATCTTCTGCCAATTGCCTAGCTTTAACCTCAATTATTTTAGCCACATAATCCCTAGCGAGTTTGTGTACTTTGTAATTTTCAATGACAATTTGAGAGAGTTCATCTGATATTTTCTCAGATGCTTTCTGTATAGTTTTAACCTGAATAGTTGTCTTTAGGGTGTCTTGGTACTGTCGCCTTTGGTCTACCCATAATTCTCGTCTTACCCATACTTCAACAGTTCCCTTACCCAAGCCAGCCTCGACAGCCAGTTTTCTAATACCTATATCCTCTTCACTTTCAACGTAGCGACGGCGACACTGTTCTTTAGTCCAAGGTTTTGGTAGTTTTTCCCATTTCATAGTATTAAAACCTCAACATTTTTATTTTTAATAATTACATATAATTAATTGTTATGCACAATATCAGTAGAAATATCTTATAATTTTTATTGAATATATAGCCCGATTAGACTTGATTAAGGTCTAAATATTTGAATCAAACTCAGTTCCAACTTAAACACTTTATCACTAGATGGTGTCCACTTAAACGTCTCGCAACGGTACAAAGTGGAATTAAAGTAAAAAGGCTTACTTAAATTATTAGTTAAAAAAGTATCAATCTCTGAATAAGTAAATAAACTATCAATGGTCAAGGTCAAAGTCTGCGTACCGACCACCTGGTTAAGCTGGTTTCTATTCCCTTTCTCATCCACACCACCCTGGTAGTTTTGAGATAAGAAACTTGCTTCAAAACTTATGGCATTATCCCAACTGATTTTAAGAGAACTAGGCGCATTTGGGAACATAATGATAAAGCTGTCAGTATTGCTGACAGCACCCTTAATTTACTCTGGCTTAACATTATTATTATAG